TAAATAAGTACGCAACTAATCCTAACTACACAGATATACTATTAAATGTATATAAAAAAATAAAAAAGGGAAGCCTAAATTAATAGACTTCCCTGTTTGAGCAACACATGAGGCACTCTTTACGGGTGCCTTTTTTTTTGGTGCAACTTCTCCAGCAACCAAAACTTTAAATTTTATAAAACGTGTATGTTAATGTTAGTTCTTCTCCCTGCTCAATATCTTTAATTGTAATTAAATTCCATTTCTTGTAATCAAACTTAATTGTAGGATCTTCATGATTAGTCATTAGTAATTCTACTTTAATACAATTAGAATCATTTGCATGATTAATAAATCCACCGAGAGGTGTTCTAATAATTTTTTCCCCTATCTTTAAATGAGCCATCCCTAAATTTGTAGCTTTAGGTATTGCTTCGTTAGTAAACAAACCTAACCCATTAACTTTTGAAGTTTTAATAGTCAAGAAATTAGGTAATGGTTTATACATTTTGTTTAAAATCTTCCAGCGTCCATGCAGGATACTTTTTTAAAGTTTGAACTATCCACCTATATGACATAGGTTGTAAAACTAAAGTTCTACCCTGCCATTGATAGCTTGGATTTTTAATTAAGACCGAAAACTTCTCAGAAGTTATTGTGTGATGTTGATCTTTCTTAACTATATCCTTTACCCAAGCTAACAGAATTGCTTTTGCTTTATGGCGGATCTTTCTCATTTGTTTAGGATTCATTATACGGTTTGAATAAGTTTTTTTATATCCTCTTCAAGTTTTTTACCCACAGAATTAGCATGATTAATTACTGCAGCACATAAATTAGCATGGTAATTATATGCCTTTAATGCATCTCTAATTTTTCCAACAGGCTTTCCACCATAGTCAATAACTATAGCGTTGTTTTTATTGAGACCAATCTTTAGTTCAAACAATAATCCTGTATGTTTATTAATATCACTTTTTGTCATTGGTCTCTAACGGAGTCCTTTTAACAAAGTCCGCTCCTATCTTAGGGTCTAATTGATTTAATGTACCTAACATATTCATAAGTTTAACAACCTCTGCATAAGGTCTCGACATAAGATACCTCATTATTTCCATTAGTTGCGTTGAACTTATTAGGTAAGTTCTTTGGGGTTCGGGTGTTGTTTTCGTCTTTGAGTTGTTTGCCATCTTTCTTTCCTCCTTTATTATTGTTGACCTCTGAATTGATAGTACTTATCTTCTATTAAATCTTCATCTAACAGATAAGTATTAAAATTTCCTGGCTTTTTGTACTCTACTCTTGCATCATTTATAGTTTGATTAACTGTACGACCAGCTTGAAGACACCCACATACAAAGTCCTCAACCTCTATTAGTGCTTGTTTCACTGCCCCCATATTCTGCCTCCTGTAATTGTTTATTTAATTTATTTACTTCATTTTGCATATGAATCATAACTTCTTGTAAAGCTATTATCCTACCCATTGTTTCCATCTTCTCACCGTGACTCATTTGACCTCCTTTATTAGTCTATTTAGATACCATTGTGCTTTTTGTAAATCTTCTAAAGGTTCTCCTTTAAATTTATATCTTGAAACATATTTTAAAACATTACCCTTTAGATACCCATGATACTCATCATCTGTCATACAATCTTGTATAACATCTATCGTTTCTTTCTTACCATATCTATAATGCAATGGTGAATTAACATTATCTTCTTCCATACTGTCTCCTAATAGAATTGTATTGTATTGTTTCAAGATCATATTCACCATTCTTAACATTTCTTTTTACAATCAATCCACTCCACCACATACGTTGAGTAGCCCTAGCATAATCTTCTTTATGATGTAGATAACAACCAGCAGATAATCCTATTACCTTTTTACCTGTTGGAGTTGTACACATAGAGTAATCAAATGTATGTATATGACCTACTGTAGAGGATACCTTATTCTTTAATAAGAGAGAACGAGCAATATTGTCCCCACTAATAGGCTTACCCATAACACCATTAGGAAAATTGTGGCAATAATGGACACCATCGACCACCACAGGGTCTTGATATGGATGAACCTCCCAACCATATTTTTCAAATTGAAAATCATTAGTGCTAATTGTGCCATCAAGTTCGGGTGTTTCATCTACTATCCTATCTATCCTATCTTCGTGATTACCAAGTAGCATGATTTTTCTTGGTCGTCTTCCATTGAGACCTTTGTTAAATTTTTCTAATGCATCATGAGCATGATCAATATCTTTTTTATATCTTCTACCTTCAAAAGATTTCTTACCTTTGTCGTAGCTAGATAACGAATCCATACTTGCAAAGTCTCCCATGCAAATAATCGTATTCGGTTTTAGATCTCGGGCAAATTTTCCTGCCCATAAAAATCTCTCATTAGTTGCCTTGGGGGTGCAATGAGGATCCCCTATTACTAAGTGTGTTGCCATTAGTTTAGTTCCTTATCTCGTTTCTTTTTTAAGTATTCAAGAAAATCAATAATATTATCTTCATCTTCAAATTCTGCAACAGAGTTTGGGGTTAAGATATCCTTTTGATTTTTTTTATCATCAGCAAATCCTCGTAGCCCCCACAGAAACGTTGAATGAGGGTCGGTAGTTGCCATCTTAATCATGCCTCGGGCTATGGTTGAACATAATTCATACTGTTCTGTCGACATAGCTACTTTGGTATCCATTATAATACCACATGTAAAGCCTTTTTCCCAAGGGCTGACTAAAACTTTTATTGCTTTAAGCAAATTTATTTTATCATTTTTTTTTGTCATACGTAATTAAAATATTTTTTATCATATGGGACAACTTCCCACTCAATACTCTTTTTAAACTTATTTCTTTTTGCATAGTCTTTTGCCTCTTCTTCTGATTCCCAAATCTCATTTGTAAATACGGTCCAAATATCATTTCGTTTTATAATTATACAATACATTTTCGGTAAAGGTGAAGATCAGACCCCTCAAACTAATCCTCACCCAGCTACGCAGATTCATCCTCCTGTTTAGGATTAGTAACCTGAGTATACCAAACCCATTTCGGGTTCTTACCTTTAGATTGCTGTTGTTGTAGCAACTGCAATTTACTTCCCCAACAAGGAAGTTTGTATGGGCAGAACGAACATACTGTACCCAAAACTTTATTACCTGTCTTCTTAGTTCTGAAAGTTTCCTCAACTTCATTGTAACATTTTTTAAAAGGTTCGTTATTCTTTAATGCTTTTAAATTATTTTCAGCAGTACCTAATGCTTTCTCTCTATACTGGTCATCTGCAAGTGGGGTTTCACATACTGTCCACTCGCCTGTAGATTTATTAATTACAATCCACCCACCAAATGGAAGTTTCTCACTTGCTGAATAGAGATAACCTTGCGAGACATATCCAAAAGCATCATCCTTAACTACCTCTTCAAAGCCACCTAAGTTACCAAATTTTTTCTCAAAGGAATAAGGCGATGCACTTTTAATATCCCAAACTTTCTTATCAATCGTAACATCAAGCCTACCTTTGATGTCCGATTCACTGAACTTATACTTAACATTTTTTTGCTCATCTTCTATTACTACTCCTGACGATTTTAAAACAAATATAGCTAATGCCTCTATCAAATCTCCAAATGTATTTCTCATCTTAACATTATAGGGTTGACCTTCGCCTTTTACATTTTTAGATTCCATTTGTAATTGGCACAAAGGTCTACCTATATTGGACATTCTTGGTTCAAACTTACTACGTCTTTCCTCTGCGAATTGTTTTCTCAGAGCAGACTTGCAAGCCTCACCAAACTCTTCTACAAGTTTGTCTGATATTTCAACAGGTTCTTTTGAAACCTTGTCTAGATATAGCTGTACTTTAGAGAGGATGTCTGTCATTATGCTGATAATGTTTTAATTGGATCGTTAACTTCTGCTACTACTTCTTCTGTTTTCACATCTGAAGCAATGGGTGTCCCCTTCTTTGCAGCCTTGTAAAGTTCAACGACTTCTGTATTCTCTTTATTGATAACGTCTTGGAACACAGATAATGTTTCCATATCTTCTTTTGACATTTGCAAATTAGCATCTGCATTTACAGCGATCTCAGGTGTATAAAATACATTACCACCTTTCTTCTGTCTTTTAGAATCAATTGAAAACGTAGTTG